CATTGCTGCCAATTCTCCTCCGAAAGCTGCCTCTTCAAAATCTATGTCCGTGAAACTCTCGGGCATGATAGAATCAATGCAATCGTCGATGTAAGCCAATTCCGTGTCCGTTACGAAGCCTTGAAGCTTGAATGCTTTCGAAGACATCTCTTTCAATTTTTCTGCTGGTCTGTTTGTCAAATTCGGTGGTTTCCTGTTGTTTATTGTCTTGTCGGGTACGCTAGAGTACTTATCGGTGTCGTCATGATGAACGGTTCCAATCAACTTTCGCGTGTGGTCATTGTAATCTCGATGTAGTAAGGATGGCACCATAGGTACGTCTCCTCCCACGTGTGCAACTAAGATCTGATCTTTCTCATATCGCACTCGAACGCCTGAAAAATTTTCCTTTATCCGTTCGTCGACGTCGAATTCAAGTGTACCTGGGGCACACAAGAATGATCTAATCGATTCAATCATGTCCAAACTGGGAGTAACGCAAAAGCCTGATACTCCGTCTCCTGCCACGTGCACCCCAACGATAGACCCCGAAGGGTTAACCATCAAAGTGCCGCACAATCCGTCGCCTTGTACCGTTGTCATAAATCCTGAATTAATCGCGTGTTTGTAATGCACACCGTAAGCCGTGTAAGAAATCTCTTCCTTGTTCGTCTCAAAGTGCCTGCCTGCAACCATGGGTATGATACCCATCGAAGAAACCAAATACATAAATGGTTTGATTTCTGCTTTCTGATCGAATAAAACCTTGGGAGATCTATACGTTAACATGACTCTTTCAAGTCTGTAAACGCACAAATCGACTGATGGGTAATCTCTAACTTTCGTTATTGTTACCGCTTCCTGTTCAATGTGATTGTTCCTGTAGTGTTCATGTGAGTTGTAAATGTTAATCGATGCCTGATCCGCGTTAGTGTGACTGTTCAATAATATGAACCGCCCACCAACTACTCCTTGAGAGTAAAATTTTGTTCCGTCCGTTCTTGTTCCTAATACAAATCTGATGCTCTTTTTAACCGTGTTGACGGTTATCTCTGTTAAAACCATGTCCTTAACTCCTGTTGTCCCTAAATGTTCCTGATGTTCTGATGTTTGCTTTCTCCAAATGTCGTCTAAATCCGTCGGAGACGGGTTTAAATAACTGATTAAATTGGGTACTGTTACCGTTGCGATAACGTACACGACGTAAATGACGTATAAGATTAAGTAATAAAACACAACCTTATCTTTGAAATAAAAAGTATGAAATGCGTCGTAAATCCTGTAAGGAGTTTGACTTATAATATAAGCCAACTCCTTGACAAAGGCCTTGGTTGCCTTTGCCGCTCTTTTGCCTGAATCGTCCGAAAAAGCCGCGTCTGCGGTAGAGTCGTATTGGAAATCAGCTGATGCCAATATGGACTCTTTTGCCATGTTTAAAATCCGTTGTAAAATTCCGTACATTTCTCTGTTACTGGGAGATGCTTTGTCTGGGTGATATTTTAAAGACAGCTTGCGCCAAGTCTTCAAAACTTTCTCGTTTGTCGTTCCGAAAGAAGATAGATTAAAAACCGTGTAAGGGTCTCTAGCTGTTAGTATTCTTCTTTGCTCTTCAAATAGGTCTGTTGGTCCCACGCCCATCATTTCTGACAAAAATGAGCATAGATAATTCGTGATGTTTGAAAATTTGTTCTTGATTGCGTTTATCCATTCGTTAAATAATTCATTCCCTGAAATCAAATCGGCGAAATCCCTCCCTAATGTGGAGAAATAATCACCTAATCCTGCTTGTGATGCGTATCCATTCTTATCAAAATCTTCCAAAATGACGTCCACCTCAGTGAACTCAGCCTCAGTCATGAGGGTAGAGTTCCTATTGGCTTCCTCCGTCTTCCTTAAATGTTTCAAAACTGACATTGCGTAAATTAAACTGTCTTTGGTGTTCATCCCTTCAGCCTTTGCGGGTAAAGAATCGGTGGCGTTATGATATAAAAAAGAATTAACAAATGATTTGGAGTTCTTATAGTCGTATTTCAAATATTCCATGTCGATAGCGTGTTTTCCGTGAGGAGCAGCTCCTCGTGCCATTTTTATAACATGAGCCCGTCTGAATAAAGCGTCTGGCTCTGATATACAATCTGAAGAGGTAAACGAATTTAATTCCGTAAACCTATTTGTCGTAACAATGATGATCTTGCTGTTGAAGAACTTAGTGTTCTTCTTTTTTGCTTCTGCGCATTCCAATGGGTACTTAATCGGGGCTACGAAGTTAATAATGGTCCTCCATTGAGAAACTCCTTGCTGGCCGACGTCGTCCATAACGAACACATCTTGATTCTCGTAATCGTCGTAAAAATCTTTACCCCCCATTGTGGGAGGAACTGAGTGAACATAAACTGACATATTTAACCTAACCAAATATTCTACTAAATTATTCATTAAAACTGATTTTCCGCAGCCCGGGGGTCCTTCCAACACTATGCATATTGGCTCTTCCCTACGTGCCACATCAAAATTCTTGACATACTTAATCAAATTATTACAAAAACTGTCCCATGTTAATTTAAAATGCCTATTATCAATATTATCAATATATTCTCTAAAGATTGTGTCCTTAACTAACTTATCATGTAACTCTTCACAGTCTAACCTAAACTTGGGATCCAAAATAACACTCGCGTCACTTACGTATTTTGAATACAAAGTGACGACATCCTTAATCTTGCTATAACAAACGATGGTGGAAAATAAATAATCAACAATATTCTCAATAAAAGAAACAGAACCATTTAAAGAAGGGATGGCTTCAGTCATCCACATTAAAAAACTTTTTAATAAATCATAAAAAACAGAAATTACATTCATGACCATACTCGAATTAAACAGCTTGCGGCCGGTTATATCCGTGAAGGTCTTTATGGTGTCCAAAATGGTCTTCGGGACGCCAATAGCACTAAACATTAAAACAATAGAATCAAAAGTAATATCATTCAAAAAATAAACTTGGGCTCGATAAACTTCGCCTAACTTAATAAAACGATCATAAATAGAATATAAAGACATTAAAGTAGTTAAAACTTTTCCGGGGGATAGCCATCCTTCCCGAATATCCAAAATCATGCGAATCAAATCAAAAATAAAAAAACCAAACTCTTTAGAAAAAATAGATTTGACGCCTGCTCTCACAGACATCAATGATGAAAAAACCGATTGAATTTTTGAAAAAATACTCCCTAAAACTTGAGGAGTATGAGTTCCTTCCTTGTAAATAACCAAAAACGTAGCGTTGTCAATTTTAAAAACTTTCTGTCGTAAAATCTTGTTGTTATCCGATCTTTCTGTAATTCCTTTCTTGTCCGTGCCTAATAACACGTTCATGCGTTCGTCGTAAATATAATGAAAACCAGTGGATCTTGAAGACTCATGGTAGTTCACGCCAATCGTTCTAATCTTTGCTTTGTTAAATAATTTTTGAATTGCTTGTTTCAATAAGCTTCCGGTCTGCAAACCTTCAGCTTTGTAATTTTCGTTGCTTGTTTGAGAGTTCATTTTATCGCGATTTCTTATAATTGTACTTTTCATTGAATTTTAATTAAACACCCTGCACCTGGGCCGGTAACATTTCACCATGTCTTGGTACCTGGTTCTAATTAAGCCGAAACCAGGCTAAAAACGGAAAATTTATATATTATATACAAATATATTATCGAAGGTCGATTAAAAGATCATAAAAATTGTCAAATAGCTATATCACCATAACACAATCGCTTCAAGCGTTCTCTTCCGAGACTGCGCCATCCACTAAAGAGCGAACTCAATATGTGAGAC